GTAGAAGTTCCAGTCACTGAAGCAGCGGCTCCTACTACATCAATCGAACCAGTTCAGCTTACTATTGCTGACCTACAGTTATTGGCTCGTGTAGTCGATTTGGCATCACGTCGTGGCGCATTCCAGGCAGGCGAGTTATCACAAGTCGGTGATGTATTCAATAAGTTATCAGGCTTCTTGGCTTACGTTGAATCGACTCAAAAGAAAGATGAAACAGCAACAGAAGCGGCCGCAGAAACAACAACAGTATAATCAAAGGGGGAAACCCCTTTAAAGGAGAAATAATATGTCAGTCGAAAACCTTCGAAAACATGTTGGACAACTTATAAACACAGGAGTTCGTGTTGCAGTTGTATTTAGAAAATTACCAAACGATGAAGCTAATTGCTTAATCGTCGAAACAGAAAGATTACCGGATAGCTATCACGATTATCTTCAGCAAACATTAAATTCCAAAGAAGCAAAGGAAACTAATGATTTCTTCGAAGTATTAAATCGCAGGACTTTCCCTGACGGACAGAATTGCCTTACAGCACTTCATCAGCGTGGATATCTTCGAAAAGAACTTGTAACTAACATCTCTATGCTTCCGCTTCCGGGTCATGTAGTTCCTTTAGCTCTTATCAATGCTACAATTGATAAGAAGGTAGACGAGTATATGAAGAAACAACAGGAAGCAGTTGTTCAACCGGTAGCTACTACTGATGCAATTGCTAATGCACTTTCATCAATTATGCCAGACCCGTCTGCTACTGCTAAAGGACTTATCCTACAAGCAGAGCTATTGGAAAAAGATGCAGCAGCAAAACGCGAAGAAGCATATGCATTGTATCCAGAATCCCGACCAGGTCGTGGTCGCCCAGCATTGCAAGAAGATGCAAAAGCACTCGCGCTCGAAGATCGTAAGATTAAACGTAGAGAAAGAGATCGGGCAAAAGCAGCCGAAGTAAGAGTAGAGAAGAAAGAAACTCTGCTAGATAATAAAGTTGCAGCCAAGCTTAAACGTGATGCAGTAAGAGCAGTTCCTAAGTAACTCACTCATAAAGCGGGCGGTTTTTAACTGCCTTCTTTCGTATAAATATATAAGAGGACTAGGAGATGAGTAACATGTCAAAGAAAGCCACAACAAGTTTCAATATAGATAACGCCATTTCTCGTATCAGCAAACCGTCTGTATTTGATCGCATAGTTAAAGAAATTGATGCTAAAGAGATTCCTTCAAAGTATGTAGAGCAGATACTTGTTCAATATTATGATGGCAATGTTGTCGAACTAAAGGGGAACGAGTTAACGCATCCTATTCCAGTAAATAAGAATGCTACATGGGAAACTATGGAAGATTCATTTAAAAAAATGCGAGATGTTCGCATATTTATAAATACGGATAAATTGGAAAAGGATATTAATAGTTTAGTTGAGAAATATCTCGGCAAACACTGTTAAGAACTAAACCGTTGTTCTAACCAATCGAAGTCATTAATCAATCCGAGCATTTCGGATTGATTAATGTATAGCTTACCAAATTCTGCGCCTTCAATTGCGCCCATCACTGCAAAATCACCAAATAAAGTTTCAGCACCTAAGGTACACCAAGCATTTAACCTATGTTCGGTTTCAGTATTATCTTGATTTGGAATCAGTTTAGAAGCAAGTTTAACACATTCCCTGAACCCACTGCGCCAAGCGGAATATGGATCGGTATTAAATCGTGTAATATTGCTAACTTCATTTATTACTTTAAAACTGTTAGATACTGATGTTGTGAAGTCTATCGGCGAACCTTTGTAGTTCAGTAATAGATCAGTAGGAAATAACTTTACACCACCATATCCATATTCTAATCCGTTCACAGGATTACGTGAATGCCATACAATAACAGATTGTAGGTCTAAAGAATGTGGTCTATAATTAAAATCGAATGTCGGTAATATATCTGCATCTGCGTCGACAACATAAAACATCGATGAGTTACTTTGTTTGGCATACTGTGCAGCAGCCATATGAGCTTCAAATATACCTTTCACATTATGCACACGTTGTATCCTAGGAATCTTTGCCCTTAGTTTTTCATAATTGGCATCAGCACCTTCTTCGTCATAACTTAAAAATACCACAGCAAACATTGGGTATGAATAAAGTCTGTCAGTGTATTGTTTTAGACTAACTTTACCATTTAAAAATTCTACATCAGTATAAGCTGTTAAATTATCTCTTATATTCTGTGTATTATATAATCGAACGGTACTATCGTTATTCCATATATGGACATAATCCTTGTCCCATACTGCTGGAGTATATGTAAAGTCGAATGTATTAAAAATTATGTCTACATCAGTTTTAATAACGTAGAAATATTCCGATGTGCAATCATCCGTAATCTGTTTTAATATATCTACAGTAAGTTCGGAATTTTCCGAATATATCTTTTTTTCAATCAATATCTGATTACATAGATGATCAGAAACGACTTCGTTCTGTTTATCATATAGTACGTATGTGCTTTGTCTCATTCAATACCTATTAAATATACTGTTATTTAGTCACTTCTGTTGACTACTATTATAATTATAGCTTATACTAGACATAACATCAAAGGATATTGTAATGAAAAATATATTTCTCGGCCTTGCTATTATGTGTATCGGGTTACCTGCTCTTGCTGAAAATGCAGATTGGAATATTACCGAAGTTCTTGCTAAAGACAAGACTGTTTCGGGTTACATTTATCATACAGGTGCAGTAGGCACACAGATAGGTGTTAAAGCAGAGAGGATGATTACTAGCCTGCGTCTAGTTTGCACTGCAAAATCATCTTCTCCCGCCAGTGTAGCTATATTTTGGGATACGATGAAAGGTAATTCGCCACAGTATTTAGAAATGCGGACCGAAAAGACAGAGTTCACTGCAAAACAATTCATACAATGGGAACAGGATGGGCCACTACTGATAAGGTCGGCACCCGAATCAAAAATGTTAGTGCAGATGTTAAAAACGAATAAGCTTATAGGGTTTACATGGTTGGATACAAATTCTATTCGACGCACAACGATGTTCGATCTTAAAGGGTTTAATGCTCATCTAACTGAATTTAACGCACTTTGCAAAACAGATATATAAATAGACATAACCCAATGGAGTAGTCAAATGAAACATGTTACCGGTAATAGACTTATCACTATTACCATGTCTTTAGTATTAACGGTTGCAACTGTTGTATGGCTTGTAACCGATGAGTCGTTCGAATATCGCCGAACCCCTATTGTGATGAAGATTGATAGTGAGGTTATATCCAGTATAGACGTAGAATTCGACGAACAGAAAATACACCTTAATGTTCATCTTATCCAACCGTCAAGTTGCGAAGATACAATTAATCTATTAGGTATAAACCATTTTGCTATAAAGACAAAAGAATACGAACCGATATGTTCGCACATTAGCAATTCATTAATACGAATTACATATAGTGAAGTAGTTCATATATGAATGATTTTGTATATGTAGAATTTATTGTAGATGCTATCGATGCAGCAAAATTAATAGAAAAACTCTGTGACCTAGGTAATGATTTTATAGTAGCCAGTTATCCAGTGGGTTTTACCAACTTGCTCGAAGCCAAACGATGCTACATAACATCGGGTAAAATAAATGCAGAGTGTGCATCAATGATCAAGCTTCGTGATCCCTTTCTATCAGACCATATGCGTATATCGTATATCTCCGATGAGCTTAAGGACAAATACAGAAGTAGATAAATAGTTGTCTATGACAACAATCGCCCAAATACAAGCATTGCCAACAAGTCCATTCGAAGGTTCGGGAATAGTAGGTATCGTAATAACATCCGGAATTCCTAGTTATTTTAAACTAACCGGTTCCAACTTAGACAGGATTGTATCATTCAACTGGTATCCAAAGAATCCTGCTAGTGTTATATTCGAAGTAAGAAAAGTTATCTTAGTCGATAATACATATGGCACCTTTATGGTAAAAGTGCTTGACAACATGCTGGATACACGGGATCGTGGAGGTCACCTTAGTTTTCAGTTAGATGACGGCACAACACTTACTGCACCAGTTTCTACATATGGTCCTGTTAGTGTAGGCCCATTATGGCAAGCACCGGCGCAAGGATTAAACACAGGTTAATTACCTGTTGACCCACTATTATACTTACAGTATAATACTAATATGAAGACACTACCTACATTAGAATTTTATGTCTATGCGTATATGCGTGATACAGATTCTATCACTGCAAAAGCTGGCACACCGTACTATATAGGTAAAGGCACGAAGAAGAGAATGTTTAATAAACATTTTACACAGCCTAAAGATCGTAGATATATAATTATACTTGAAGCTAACCTTACTGAAATTGGTGCATTTGCTATAGAGCGTCGGATGATTGAGTGGTATGGCCGCAAGGATTTAGGTACAGGTATATTAAATAACAGAACAGACGGTGGAGAAGGGTGTAGCGGCAGGATTTTGTCAGAAGAATCAAAAAAGAAAATGTCGATAGCTTCCAAAGGTAAACCAAAATCCGAAGAACACAGGAAAAAGAGTGCTGTGGCTCGAAAAGGAAAGAAATCTACAATAGAAGTTAAAGAGAAGATAAGAAAAACGAAAGAAGCAAGCCCTTATCGACATTCGGATGAATCAAAGCAGAAAATGTCGTTGTCACAGAAAGGTATTCCTCGGACTCATAAAACTAGAGGAATTCCGACTAAGCCCTTAGCAGCAATGCGGCCAGTTAAAACACCTAATGGCGAATTTATTTCTTGTGCAGAAGCAGGGAGATCTCATAATTTGAAAAAAGATACAGTAAGACTTAGATGCAAATCTGATTTGTATATTGGCTGGGAATTTTTATGAATAAATTTTTATTATTATTAATTTCTATTACGCTAACAACTAATTGTTACAGCAAACCGCATCGTAATATATCTCGACCACCTATAACAATGAGCTACTTAGTAGCAAGTGAGGACGGTACAATATTAAAGGAACAAAATAGCGATATTGTGCGACCAATCGCATCGATTTCAAAACTTCTCGTAGCGTTGCTTGCAGCAGACCAGGACCTTACCGAATCATTACCAATCCCGGTCATTAGGCAAGTTCAGAGTGCAATTCCTAGATCAACGAAAACATTGACAAGACGAGAATTATTAACGCTTGCTCTTATCAGATCGGATAATTTTGCGGCACAGATATTATGTATCAATTTGCCGAATTGTGTTGAGAGTATGAATAATAAAGCTACAGAATTGGGTATGACTAATACGCAATATAAAGAACCGACTGGATTAGATATCGGTAATGTCAGCACTGCACGTGACTTATTAAAATTACTTATGGTTGCATCACTCAACCCCGTTATAACAGATATATCTAGTAGATCTGACGCAGAAATTATTCTTGGTAGAAAACCAGTTAAAATTCGTAATACGAACCCACTCACATCTACACTCAGTATAGTGTTATCTAAAACAGGATTTACTGTCCCGGCCGGTGGGTGCCTAGTAATGATCATAAACTCGTCACTAGGGCAACGCATATTCATATTACTCGGTAGTAGGAATGCACATACCAGAATACCCGACATGTTGACATTAGTTAAGACTAAATGATAAAGATCTCTTTATATGTTCCTAGATCCGATATCCAGATAATCCGGGATAAAGAGAAGAATGCTGACTTCCGAATTAGTAACCAGGGTGTTTTTTTACATGAATATTACTTTGACATAGTATCAACAGAAGCAGAATTATTAAGCCTTGTGCTTAAATATGGCAGCGATAATGTATGGGAAAAAGTATAAGACTTACCGATTGGCAACGATTAAAGAATGTAGTATAATACATTATGATTAAGATTATATACGATATAGAGATTAACGAGAAGGAAGCGGAAATAGCATGGCTCCGTGAACAGAAGGTTTATCCTTCGTGTGTGGCTGCATTTAGTAATAAGACGGGCGCACTAATATATAAGATCGGTGTAATCGTAAATACCGAGTCAGCGTTAGCAATAAAACTTCGACACAAACTTGAATTACAGACAGAGTATAAACAAAGATGAGTATATCGACGCATTTTGTTAGGGTATTAGAAGAAGATTCGGTCAAATTATTGACATATTGTAAAATAAATAGTATCAATGTAGCTCGTTATTCGATTGATCGTGCAAATGGAATTAATACATTTTTATACATAGTTAAGACAGATATATGTGCCGTAACTGCACTAAAATTGGCTTGTAAGTTGGTGGGCATTACTCGACGACCGTTACATAAAACACAGTAACACAACACAAAAGGAAAATATCATGACAAAATTTACTATAACTATTCCAGCAGACGAAGAAGCAAAATTTAAGCGTATTGTCGAACGATTGGAGCCGAGCGAATATACAGTGATCAAAGAATTACATCCAGTCGATCTGCAAGATACACGCAACTGTGATAGGGAAACTATCATGGAAATGGATCCAGAAGCAGCTCTGACTTTCCGCCTAGGCATGAAGTTTGTAAAGATTCGCCGCGAGCGTTCCGAAGAGGAATTAGCCGAAGAACAGCGTATCAACGACCAACATACTATCAAAATTACAGTTAAGGTGCCGGGCTTACCAGATAGTAGCACACCATAATATTTTGGCGTAAGTATGCCGATTTACACTATACTCGATTGTTCGCCTAGCAATCGAAATAATATACGATATTTGCTTGATCATGGCGGAACGCATATTAACACAACTCTTATAGGTGATTGCTGGCATAGAAAATTTGTTATAGAATTGTCGGAAGAAGATGCTGTTATAATTAAGCTGACACTCGATAATATATCTATCTCTGAAGTAACATGACCTGACTGGAAGATGATCGGGAATAGACATTATGAAGACTAATCAGGTAAATAACATTATGGGATTACAATTTCTTCTTGTTACATTAGTATTAAGTGCTACTACACTAATTGCTGATAAGGTACCTGAAAAACAATCTCAACCAAAATGGCATTTAATCGAAGGTCATAAAACCGGACCTTCGAAAATGTATCTAGACGATAATAGCATAGAAAAAATTACACAAAATGGTTACACATTCACGAGTGGCTCAATATTGATTGTTGCCGATGATAAATCTAGAACAATTGTTATCGAAGAGAAGACTGTCGAATTTAAAAGTATAGTAAGACATATGGTAGTAGATTGTTCTAAGGGAAATGTGCTACCTCTCATAAATTATTACTTTGCTGTAGATAAGCCTACAAGAGAAGATAAGCCTGTTGCAGCATTCGAATATGTTCAGGATGCTAAAATAATCATACCGTTGCAAAAGAATTCACTCATCTACGAATCCTTCTGCCCTAATTATATCTGAAAATTCTACAGGATTTTCATTCTCAGATTTCCAAATCAGATTTACATTCTTGCACAGTAATCCTACGTCATTTCCGCACACATACGCCTATACATGCACATACATAGAAAATCATTGACATCTATCTAATTTATGCTATACTAAGACATGATCTCAATAACCGATAAACAACTCGAAGATATGGCTAAACGATGGCCCGATCTTTTCCAAAAATCCCAGATAGACTATTTTGAAGTAGGGTATGGATGGTATGCAATAATAGAAACATTATGTGAAATGCTATCAAGAAATGTAACACGAATTCGAGATAAAATTAGTTATCTATCAATAGACCTTTCGCCTGGAAACTTGGAAAGAATTCGTGTATACGAAGAGGAATTAGCAGAGGCTATCGAAGAACTCCCCCAAATAATGCAGGTAAAAGAAAAGTTCGGTGGATTAAGATTTTATGCATTCCATGCCGAAGGAGTAAATCGTAGTTACATCAATTTTGCCGAAACGCTATCTATGCGAACATGTGAATGGTGCGGAGCGCCCGGCGAGGCACGGAGTGACGGATGGACTAAAGTGCTCTGTGAAAAACATCATAAAGAACGTGAAAATCCAAATATCGTATTTTCCCTTACAACGGACGACGACGAATAATTTACAATAGCTGTTCAATACTCCATGTCATTCATTCAATTGTTAAATCTCAAAATTTAATCTAGATCGAAAGTCGAGTCACCGTGTTGTAAATGAACAACGAATGAGTTTGATGATACTCGGTTTTCGTATATTGGCTTTCTTATTCCGACTTTCGTATACCGATTGACATACATTTATACACCAGCTATAATTTACACATAAAGGAACTATCATGCCAAAATCTAAAATCGAAACATATGATGCGCAGGGAAAGTTAAGTGAAACTGGTTTGTATGATATCGGCGGTAACATAATTCCGGAACGATATGCCGAGTATATGGAGTATCAACGAGACTGTTATGGAACTCGTTAAATCAATTACAGATGAACTTGTCGAACTCGACCGTTCAGAAGTATTCCCGACACTTAATGCAGCTATGCAATGGGTGATGGAGAAGTATCCTAATACAGATTATCATATCCAGTATAGAATGATGCAAGGTGTCGGGACTAGGGCAATTGTTTCTATGAAAATCGCTTATAAATTGGAATCAAAATGAAAAAAACTGTATTAACATATGAAGAAATGCAGGCAGTCGTAGAGCCACTAGTCGACTCCAAGTTGTATGTAATCGACGTGCAAGAGTTAGAAGACAACGCCGGCTATACTATTCAGTGGTTGGAACATAAAACCTATGTTGCATATGATGGCGAAACTTATCCCGACGAAGTCTGGCTAACTGAAGATAATCGCCTGTTGCTAGTTCAGGATATTGATCCGGCCCACTGTCGAAATATTCTGCGTATGATACTTCGGCATGATCGCGAAAGTTTGACTTCTGAAATGAGTGACATATCTGAACATTTGTCGATACTTAAGGATGCACTTCAGGGCGTGGATGGCGTGGATGATTTGCCATTTACAATTACACCACTGCCGCGCACATTACACTGACATGATCACACTGCCGAAAGAATTCGTCACTACTAAGCATCCGGGATATTTTTGGAATATAGCAGATAAGAAATTATATTCAGTTAAGGTATCTGGTATGCTGAAGCCTCTTAAACTTACAGTGATGTGGAATCAGTATGGCCCATGCGGTAATCTCAAAGGATATAACATATCTGTGGAAGGTCGAAAACGGTTTATGGGACTTGACTACCTTAACAGCCTGACACCAACCGACGATGTATATCCAATCTGGACACAACTAGAACTTATATAAATATAAGATAGGAATAGTTGACAGGTGTAATACATCTTGCTATAATAAGACACATAAAGGAGTTATGATATGGAAACGATTAAAAACGCAGTAGATTATATGTTGATAAACACAATATATATTTACGATGCGCCGAACTGGTGTTATACTTATGTTCCTGTCATAATCGGATTTTTTAATTAAATTGAAAGAATGATCATGTTATTGCAAAAACCGAATACTGTTAAATTTGATCCTGCTAACAAAGCCCATCGTGCTGCTGTTCGTGCATTTATGGTTCGTCGGGCTTGGGGAGATTCCCACATTCGTTTTACACATGATCCGGCATACGGCAGTGTTGTAGAGCAAGTGCAAGTCAAATTGTTAAATTGGTTTATGGCACAAGAAGATAAGCCAAAGCGTAAGGTAGTTGATGTTGCAGTAGTTCCGAAAACTAAATTCGGATAAGAAAGTTCAAGGCGCCCTTAGCTCAGGGGTTAGTAGCAACCGGCTCATAACCGGTAGGTCGATGGTTCGAAACCATCAGGGCGCATTATTTTTAAGAAAGTTAGTATGACTGATAAAATAGTAATAAGCAACGGGCCGTGGCGTGTTAGCATTATCGAGTCTGAACGCGGATGGGGTTCTAAAGTCGATGAGATTATCGAGTTTGCTACAGAAGCTGAAGCTGTATCGTATGTAACCAACTATAACACTAAACACAATCCAAATCTAGGCGGACCTGTACCAGACTGGTATATGGTAGCCGAGACACCGTATAAGGTGTAAGTATCAACCAAGGGCCGCGCCTTATAACCTATTCCATGACAGTATCAATAAGTTTATATACTGTTGGTAAGCGGCAGACAATAGATATGTTGGTTGATTTGGTTCAGTGGCGCGAACAGACAGTAGAAATCATCAGGATCCGGCAATAGCGATCGGCTCTGCACTGCTTTCGTGACTGCTGTAGTAAGGGTCCATCGCAGTGGACAGATGGTAGAGTATATCCGATAACGCGCTACAACGGACGTCGGCACTATGTCTCGTGACCATCACTAATTCCTATTGACACAATATATCCTTTTGTCATATAATTATGACATGAGAACTTTACTATTGTCATTTGCTTTTATTCCTACACTACTCCAAGTAGATTATGAACCTATGGCATGTTATCCAAGTGTAGTGCAACACATAATCAAAATAGACCCTAAGCAAGAGAAATGTTTGGCGACAGCAATTTACGGTGAAAGCCGCGGCGAGTCGGACATGGGTCAGGTAGCTGTTGCATATGTTATTATGAATCGAGCCGTTAAAAAGCCCGTGTGCGATGTTGTATTGGCGCCAAAACAGTTTAGCATCTTTAACAATAATCCGTCACTCAAAGCTGCTGCAATGAGCGCACACTTGGAACCGATGCAAAAGAATGTGATAGATGAAAAGGGTTGGCAGTTGGCAAAAGATGTTGCTGCTGTTGTTATCAGAAAACAAATAGAAGATCCCACAATGGGTGCGACACATTATTTGTCACCAACTGTTATGGCACAAAAAGGTTATACATATCCAACGTGGTCGAAAGTATATATACTGAAGGCCATAATCGAGAAGCACAAGTTCTATAAAGAGGCGAAGATATGAAACTAAAATATGATCATTCAGCAAATGCAGCACATATTGATCGGGTGTTGGCTTCTGTTAGAGCACACCCGGAGCATTGGAGGTTTTCATACAACTTACCGATGACTGTACAGGAACAACTACGAGGTAGGTTGGCAGCAAGAAATGCCTGTCAATTGTTAAATGGGTTAAGTTATGAAGTATTCATGTCTACTCCGATGGCTGCATATAGAACAATTCTAGCTCTTATTGCATATGACGATTGTGCATATATGTTGAATTCAGATGTCAGTGAATTAAGGATACTTTCGGCACTCGGCGATGATAGAGCATCGCTATTGTTGCCTGGCTGTATTACATTTGATTTAATTAAAACAACCGTTGACACTACAGCATAGATGTCATATAATAACTACTTAAACACAGTAAGACATTTTAATAAACACACAAAGGATTGATATGACAACCGAATATATGCACTATCGTTCTACACTGACTTCTTTCTCAATCGGCCAAAGTCGTGGCGCTACCTTAGCAATTACACCTAAGGATGCTAAGACTGTTCTCGTGTCCATTGCGTTATGTGGACCAAACGATATCTTTAGTAAGAAAATGGGCCGTACCATTGCTGCTGGTCGTTTGGAAGCATTCAAGAAGGGGCGTGATGCTGTTTCTAAGTATATCGTCGAAGTCGAAGTTGACGATATGAGTGAGATGAAAAATCGTGTTGCTGCTGCATTGGAACAAGATATGGTACAACAAGGATTGGTTTAAGGCGGCCCACTAATCCTCGATATTTAGGAGATTCGTATATAAATATGTGTTATGCACGGATTTATATACGAATGGACTAATACATCTAATGGACTAAAATACATAGGACGCCATCAAGGGACACCCGATGACGGGTATGTCGGAAGCGGGACAGTTTTTAAGAATTCATATAATAAGCATCCTGAGTTATTTGTTCGTAAAATTTTATGGGAAAGTAGTAATACGACTTCTACCGAAATTATACAAAAAGAAGAAGAGTATTTAAATTCTGTTACCGATGATGAATTATATTACGGTACGAATCGAAAATATTATAATCAGGTAAGAAATTCATCAGGATATACAGTCGATGATAACCCGATGAAACATCAAGAAATTATCGATAAAATGATGTCTACTCAAAAGAAGAATGGAACACATAAGAATCCATGGGAACGAGTAGTATTGTTATACGGACGAGAAACGGCATGTGCAATGAATGCTGATAAAATGATTCGTAATAAAAACGGTAGCGGAAATAAAGGTAAAGAGAAGACACAAAAACATAAGGATAACTTATCAGCAAGCATAACAAAAATGTATGAGGATAAGAAACAATTAGGTGCAGGGTGTGGACAAACAGGGCGGCCACGGAAAACAGATTATAACGAAATTGTTAAATTAGTAAAAGATAACGGAATGAAAAATGCTGCAAATATTTTATCTTTATCACTTGCAGCAATGAGTGGAAGATACTATAATGCCGTTAAAGCATTGAAGAAATAAGATTATGCGGGTATAGCCGAATAGGTATAGGCAGCAAACTTAAAATTTGCCGGAGAAATCCATGGAGGTTCGAACCCATCTACCCGCACCAAAGTTTGAATGTATTAGTGTAGAAGAACGATCAATAAAATGCACATGGTAAGTGCTAATCAGAAATGATTCCCGTAAGGGCTTACTAAGAGAAGGTGGAGAATCGGGACTCCTTCATACATTCATCATAATAAAATAGTTGTTATACAGGGGTAGTAGCTCAACTGGAATGAGAAAAATAGCGATTGATCATCGTGAACTATCTTGTGGTTGTTTGTCAGGAAATAATAGGAAATTGGAAAGCGCGCCAACAACTTATTATGAAATAGCAAACATACTAGAGCGATGGGCTAATAACCCAGATTATGTTGGTTCGAATCCAGCCTTACCCTGTATAACAATTTTCGGGTCATGTAGATCGGCATTCATTGCAAAGCACCTCTTATGAGACTCCCTACAATGAGCGGTTCGAACCCGCAATGATCCACCATTATTTAATGTAGAAAGCATAATATGAGCTCAATGCAATTAGATGTCCCACAATCCATATACGGGTCGGGTGAGTATTTTATCAATGATAAAATGTATGTATGGCTCATGAATTACGGACTTAATGCTAGGTATGAACTAAGTTATGGTCACGATGTACTAGGTAGATCTACGCGAAGTTCTATTTATAAGGTAGCAGGTATCGATAAGGTTGATGCTACTGCATTTGGAATTATGTTTCCTGGTTGTAATATCACACTACTCAGATAATCAAATATCGTGATGGTCGAGTAGTAACCGCAAGGATTCATTCATCTCTTTAATTTCGGCAAGCTGAGCGATAAGCATTGCATGGTCCTGAATTGCTCGTCTTTCAGATTTCTTATTCTGTACTTCCTGACCAACCATAATAACAGATAGTAATACAAGCTGTAAGAATGTCTGGGCTATCCATGATACGATAGCCCCGGTACCTAATGTAAGGGCGGTTGGTAAACTAACTAATGCTAAAATTCCAAAAGCGTATGAGCACCACATTGTGCTAACAACATTAGTCAATAATACAGCAAGTCGATTATTAAATTTTGAGACTTTAGATTTGAATGACATACGAAGTTCCTATTTATTATACAATATTTATCTTAAACTACCTCTTTATTTTATTCCCATATAGTGTTATAATACATTATGCACACAGAAGACGACACATTCAGAGTTTTAGCTCGACCAAATATACATGAGATGGCTAGGATGTATGCTGCGTGGAAGAAAAGTGAACAAGCTATGGGAACATTCAACACTCTTAAAAATATAGGTTTTATGAAATATTATGGGTGGCGCTGGTCCGACTTTTTAAGAGAAAGAAGTGCAGCTGGTTATCCAACTGTTTAATCGAGAATACCATGGCACAAAAATATTTCAGGTACGAAGTTCTTACTTTAGCAGAGTTTTTAATTGATATAAAAACACATTGCAACGATAAGAAAGAAAAGGTTCAACGGCCGAGCGGTAAGTGGGTTGGATGCACATCACTTCGGCTACGCACATTTTACCGAGCATCGAAGAAGCCGGGTGGCATTGTTTGTGTTGGATGTGGTATAGTAGCAACACATTTTGCTGTAGAATCCTCACCAGGTACATCATCGGCACATGTAAATCTATATGGTATGAAAGGTGATGCTGAAGTATTATTTACACACGATCATATCTTAGCCCGTGGATTGGGCGGTGCCGATAACCTATCCAATACACAAGTGATGTGTGCGCCGTGTAATAATAAGAAAAGCGTCGGAGAAACTAAAGAATTTAATCGTCGTAAGAAACTTGCAGAGGAATTAAGTAATGTCAAAATTGATGACTAAGTATTCCTATGCCGTGGAAGAAAAAACCGATGGTTGTCACATCACTGTAACTCGACAGTTGGATAATGTTGTTAGAGAATTTCGACTTGCAAGTGGACGCGATAAGACTGTAATGGAAAACTTTATGGGTAATATTACGGACGAGCAAGCCGACGGATATTTCCCTAAAGAACGGAAGAAGAAATGACAACCGAATGGTCTCACTTACCAAATGCAATACACATCGACCGAATATTGGCATCGCTAAAAACACATCCAGAGCAATGGAGTGCGGAATGGAGTGCGACATGGAATGCAGCAAGGGGTGCGGCTTGGGATGCGGCAAGGGATACGGCAAGGGATGCGACACGGGATACGGAATGGAGTGCGGCAAGGGATGCGGCATGGAGTGCGGCATGGAGTGCGGCAAGGAGTGCGGCAAGGGATGCGATCTTGTGTCTAATTGCATATGATGATTGCGCATACATGATCGAATCAGAAATCGGCGAACTGAAAATAATTGCTGCTTTTGGTGATGAAAAGGCTGTCTTGTTGTTACCAGCTTGTATTGCCCTTCATTCAATTAAAGAAGTTGCTTGACAACTACCATCTAACCGCATATAATATACACATGGACACTAAACAAGCACAAAACGCTATAAAACGGATAGAAGCAGCCGAAGCTAAACGATTGGCTAATGAAGAATCTAAACGTCAGGAAGCTATCGAGAAAGCTGCATATCTTGCATCATTGCCGAAGCGGCTGATGGATATGCAGGCATTGGCAATTTCGGTTGGTATCTCAGTGGATGTAACACTTACATCAACTGGACCGAGTGTGCAGTTTCATTATGAAACACGAACTGGCGGTATAAACGAAACACTGACATATACTTCCGAAGAATGGAAAGTCAATTATGTGCAGGATTCAATAAATAATTTGAAGGAAAAACAGGATGCTGCGGCGGCAAGAACTATTGTTGCGCGTGGTGTTATTTCTAAACTAAGCGTGGATGAAAAACTCGCTCTTAAAGAGAATATTTGGTTATTATGACACATAAACTAATCGCAGAAATTGCATCCGACAATAGCAAATTGTTCAAAGAAGCTGTTATCAATCGTGAAGCTAAATTAAGCAACAACGATTTCTTTGCTGGTTTGCGTTATGCATTGGATAACATTGATACATTCGGTGTTAAACAGGTGCCAGAGCGCTTCGGTGACGACGGTGCCGGTCTCAGCTTTAATGCTTTTACAGTGTTAGCAAATGCACTTATAAAACGTCAAGCCACCGGCCATCATGCTGCTACATTGATCAGACAATACATGGATATGGCTACCAACGAAGAATGGAACGGCTGGTATCGAAAGATTTTAATAAAAGACTTGGGTTCAGGCTTTAGCGAATCCACGGTGAATAAATCTGTAAAAGGAATTAATGAAGCATACGAGATTCCTGTCACACCTTACATGCGATGCTCTCTTCCAGAGAAATCAAATATGGAAGAATGGGATTGGACCGAGGGCGTATATTCACAGATCAAAGCAGATGGAATGTTTGCGTATGTGAATGTGCGTCAGGATGGCTTTGTCTGGGTTACTTCGCGTGGAGGCACACTAATGCCAACCGGTGCGTTGGGTATCGAACAGGCAGCTAAAGACACCTTTACACACGGAACAAGCACACACGGTGAGCTTACTGTATATCGCAACGGTGTAATGCTAGAACGACAGATTGGTAATGGAATTTTGAATTCTCTTTCTAAAGGTGGCGAACTAGGTGCTGGCGAAGTTGTTGTGTATGATTGTTGGGATCAGATCCCGCTGTCATCCTTTGTTCCAAAAGGCAAATACGATCTTTCTTATCACGAACGATACACATCGCTGGAGTGGCAACTGGATGCAAGCAATTCTGATCAAATTAAATTGATTGAAACAAAGATTGTCTATAGTCCCGATGAAGCGTTAGCACACTATCGTGAAATGCGCAAGCGTAAATTAGAAGGTACTGTATGTAAGAGTCGCCATGCAATATGGAAAGACGGTACATCGAAGGATTTGGTCAAGCAGAAAGAAGTTATGGACATCGAACTTGTTGTTGTGGGTTTTGCACCCGGTAAGAATAAGAATAAGGATCTATTTGGATCACTTACTTGTCAGAGTGCAGATGCTTTACTTGAATGTGGTGCATCAGGCATAAGTGATGAGCTGCGTATCTATATCAGTAATCATAGAGAAGAATGGTTGGGTAAGATTGTTACTATCCGTTCGAATGGTATCATGTATTCGACTAAAGCTGGCAAACAACACTCGCTGTTCTTACCACGCTTAATTGAGGAGCGTGAAGATAAGACTGTTGCAGATACATTTGCAGAGATCGAAGCTCAATTTGCTGCTGCTATTGTTTAACCTTTTGACACAATAGCAGTAGAGTTGTATAATAAATACAGTTAGACAGTGATTAAAGGTAGGTGCATTGTAGATAATTTGACGCACGGAAGCATAGGAATAGGATGCTGCGCCAATGATCCCACCCTGTGCAATGCATCTTCCTTTAATTTCTGTCATAATATGTGGCTCTACTATTGAAGTATCCATATATTATAAAGGTGTGGCGCTAGAAATCTTATATTTGCTAGTTCGGGGTTTCAATTCCCCTTAGAAATTAAACGACTATCCGGAGAAGGATATGACCGTGTCCCACCCAAGAAGCACGGTGTAATATATGCGGGCATGTGATTGGAATGATCATCGCGTTCTTTGGTCGGTTAAGGTCCGAATAGACGGGAGCGTCGATAAACACTTAATAGAATAATGGTCACAACTGATGAGAGACCCCGATTTCTTCAGGAATGAAAGTCTCGAAACTGCACGGTTTGTAGAATCGTTCGGGATCCACTGGAAACAGGGAGATTCTCGCCGTGTTAGTATTGTGTATAGAACACAACCCACTGTTGGGAGATGATCGGTTATGACATCGCCAAACCAACATGGTATACTTTTATGGTCTTACATGTAAAGATGTAAGGTCTTGATAACATAAACTTGAGCGACTTTACTTGCCATGGAGATTTTATTCAAAGGAACCTAGCCCACCCCAATAGGGCGATATATGCCCGTACCACTTTCAGATACTAAAATATCCGAAATGTAATATAGATGATATAATATTAGAGAATAGTAAAGCAGTGCAAGGAAGCCTACATATAAATTATGTGGGCTTTTTTGTTTCCTGTTGACATCTTTTTATTTTCCTTATATAATATGTGTATATTAAATAACTGGAGTCGAACATGGATGTCTCATTTCTTACGCACACTAACGGAAAAGGACTGTGGTCCGAAGAAGCTCGATCAATCGAAATTGTTAAACTTTCTATTGGTTACACAAGTAAAACATATTATCCAGAGGATCCGTTCAATGGCGAATTGAGGGCCCATTTTATTTCCCACGGTTTTACTCCGAACTCTTGGAATGTTCCGGGCTACGGTTTAATCTATACTGACAAACTATGGTTAAAGGAATTAAAAAAGTCTTTACGTGAATTTGGTTTCAGCATAAAAGCTGTCCAAAATGTGCATTATTCTGAACAAGGTCTTCAAGGAGACGATTATGTTTCTATGGATATTGGGCCAGCATTTTGGGCATCATGGAAACGGTTAAACAAAACTAAGGAATCAAAATGAGAACTTTCGAAGTTTTAACTAGGATTCAGTCAGATAAGAATATCTCGGTTATCGTCACTGATGCGACAGAGAAAGAGATGAGCGAAGGGTCACACCGTGGTATCGTTGCTGAGTTTCCTTTTGGGGTGGTCCACGAAGAACACGAACAACGGATCAGGGCACAAGAATTGCGTGATTTGTTAAATAGTGACAAAATAATTTACTAAGGTTTAGCATGTTATATTATATGGTTGTATATCCTCGAGGTGATAGGCAAAGACTTATTGTGGCTCAAGTCCGCAGCTATGAAATGTCAGATTGGGACCTTGCATCAAAACGGCAATTCGATGATGAAGACGAGTGTCGCGAATATATGCAAGAACTTGCGGTAAAAAATGGTTTATTTAACAGTGGTATATTAGATTAAGGAATCAAAATGAAAACTAAACTACTTGCATTTATCGTTGCTGCATCAATGTTATTGGCTGGTTGCGATAACGATAAAGTGATTGATGGTAAGCACTACGAAACATTTGGTGTTGCGAACGAAGAAACACATCGCGATCCAAATATCCAATATGAGCTGAGTGCCAGTTCAGTAATTTGGGCAATCATCTTATGCGAAACAATCGTTGTGCCTGTTTACATTATTGGATGGGATTTGTACCAACCAGTCAAAGCTAAAGTCGTGAGCAAGTAATGGCATCGATCCAAGCTATCACATTCTCGATGCCACCAGCGTTAGTGAATAAGATTGCTGTTATTAAAGCAATCCGATCACTAACAGGAACTGGATTAAAAGAAGCAAAAGATGCTTCCGAATATCAGGGCCCACAGACATGGGAAGTTCGCACAACATACATGGATGGCCCAGATTATCAATTTGAAATCGAAGGATTCATTCGTATCCTTGTTTCGAATGGTGTTCAAGTGCAGAATTCGGTTTATCAAATCTTACAAGAGCTTCGTGAGCTTGGTTCACAAGCATTGTTACAAGGTGAGGATGAATTGGCTAACGAAATTTTACAATTAGTGTTGGCTGAAAAGCTACGGAGATATCCGTGAACATTACGCTATGGTATAAGCAGAATGAAAAGAAGGAGTGGATATATAATCACTACTTCGTTGGATACGATAGCGTAACTAAGCCGACACCGTTGCACGAGAACCATGTTAAAACATGGAAGAGCGGTAAATGGGCATGTGCCGATGCATGAATGGTAGATTCTGTAATCATCGATATACAGCCGATGGTTGAGTGTTTGTTATAGTTTCTTTTTGTGACTTTGTCTATACCAATCATCGCCGGGACAATCTTTTTGTCGTTTTTGATCAACTCCGTTACACCACCACACCCATCCGACTTGTGATGGTCGATCCTTCATCTTAGCGCGTGTTTCTTCGGACCATTTCGGATGTGGAATAGTTGACTGAATTATAGACATCTTTAATTTAGATTCTTCTGTATGTCTTCGCCCCGTGGCCGACCTAGATTTCTTCTTACGAGTGTCATCCGAATCTACCTTGCCACGATGTATGTCCCCAATCTTTTTCCTATGTTCGTCCGATAAGGGTTTTCCTATTCGTATATTCGACATTTTCTGTCGAAATTCGTCTGTTATAATCTTATTCTGTTGAGCTATTGCAGATTCTTTTCTTAAGTATTCGTATGATCGACTACTAATCTTATATTCGGTGTGGGCAGGATGTTTGCATAGGAATCTAGCAGCATGTACCATTTGATATTTCTGTCGACCAGTTACCATTTTAGTCAATAGTAAGTGACATATAAAGTGTTCTTTTGCTGTTAGTATTACTAAATTTATAGTATCGTTAGTACCACCGAAACATTTTGGAATAATGTGATGTGTCTCAGTATATCCAGTTATTATCCTGTCACTGGCATTTGATATTATGTTATTATACCACGTGGTATATTTATTGACTAAATACATTGCTGACACTCCTCTTAGTGTTAGAGTCCGTAGACATTGGCGTGTCGTGACGGATACTATTATTTATCTATAATATACCTGTTGACGCAACTTTTTAGCACTGTTATAATTACTATATACCAAATAACGGGAGTACGATATGAGCAGAACTAAAGCAATCAATGATTACTGCAAAATGTGTATTTATGACCCTTTAGTCGCAGGAACATATAGGGAGCAAATTCAAAATTGTTCAAGTGAAAAATCCTGTCCACTCTGGCCGTACCGTCCAGTGTCAGTTGCAATGATCAATGCCAACCGTAAAATTAAGTTGGATACAGCGGCAGTTGATGCGCTAACCGATGGCCTGGAAGATGACGAAGAAAGCTAATATGATACCTAAATTCATATGCTGGCTGTTCGGACATAAATTTTACATGGAGGGAATATGCAGCCAATGAATATAACTATGTCATACATAAGGCTGATTATTGTGCTCGATGTGGTGCGGATTTAACGAATAAGTTTAACAAGGAATAGCATAATGGAATATCAAGTCTTCCAACTCGATCCTAGATATGTTCGGGAACATATGGGCGAAGTATTATTCGAAAGTGATGACCTCCATGCTGCAATAAGTTTCGCCAGCGATCATCATGATTCCGCAAAAATTGAAACATGTGTTTGGCAACCACGCACACAAGGTTATCGCGATTTATACTTCAGTGCCGACCGTGAACTTGTTGAAGTGGTAGAACCAAAGATAAAGCTTACTAACGAACAAATTCATAATCTTAAAAAATGGATTCGTAGCCAAGCATATACGAATAGCAGCGGAACCGATGGCAAAAATTATTTACTAGAATCCGAATTGATTACTTTTTTACCAAAGGCAATCGAGCGTATCATAAACAACGAAGATCCACACAAATGAGCACGCCGTGGGATGACTTACCGAATGCGATACATATTGAACGTGTGTTAGAGTCGCGGCGAAAATATCGAAACCAATGGAAACAAAAGTCACGAACCCGTGAAGAACAAAATAAACGAAAAGTAGCAAGAGCTATCACACGGCGAGTTCTTGTACCACTCGGACGGCGAGTAATCGCATCAGTTGCACGTGAAACAGCATGGTCAATGGGTTATGATGCAGGAATAGATGTAGTAACATGTTTGATTGCATATGATGAGTGTGCATATATGTTAGACTCGGAAGTCGGCGAATTAAAGATACTTGCTGCATTCGGCGATCCTAGAGCAATAATGTTATTGCCAGCATGTATTGCCTTTCACAAAATTAAGGAATTAGAATGTGCAAAATTAAAGTTGGAAGTAAAGTAAAGATCCTACGTCAGGATATCTTTCACTTACGACATAGACCGAATCGAAACGGTATTGTAACACATGTGGATGGTGCTTATGTAACCGTTCGACCAATGTGGCTCACTTGGACAATTGAACTGTTGACAAATGAAGTTAAGGAAGTAACGTGACTACTGCATGGGAACATTTACCAAATGCAAGACATATTGATAGGATATTAGCCTTAGCTAAAAACCGAGGGGCTTGGGCCGATGCGCATTTTCCGGGAGATCGTATATTTGCGTTTGATCTACATGATAAAATTCGATGTGATATCATACGCAACGGCTCATGGGAATCTTTAGCATTCGAAAAATTCAATTTAGGAAATGATTGGTCGCCTGCCTGGTTTGCATTATTAGCATTGTTATTATTTGATGACTGTGCATACATGTTAGAGTCGGACCCAGGTGAGTTAGCAATACTTGCTGCATTTGGCGATGAACGGGCTAAGTTACTATTACCAGCATGTAAAATATTAGATAACGAACGGAGAACACTACACTATGACATTCCTTGGTAAAACAATTCAGCTAAAAGGCGTATCACAAAAGGGCAAGAATCGTGTGCGCGAGCAAGGGCACGAATGGACTGTATTGGCTGAAACCGATGTCGTTCTTTTTTCGCCATCTAAGAAAGGCCCTTGGTTGTTTGTTTGCCCTGTTGGTAAAGATCAAAATGATAAATCGTCACGTTGGATTAAAGCAACAGATGATGCAGATTTTATAATCTTATTATAATCGGTAGGTTGACATCTTTCTGACTCAAGTATATACTTTAAATAAGGTAGCAGGACAAGCTTGTTACCTAAACACAACACACACAAACTGGAGTTTATTATGTCTAAGAAAAATGCCGCAGTCGTTGCAACAAATGTATCAACAGAAACAATCGTTACCGTCGCTGCCGTCGTGAAAGCACCATCCAAGAAATCGCTTGCTCAAGTAATTTTTGATGCAAAGATTGTCGAAAAAACACAAGGCCTGTATGCATCCAATAAAGACTTCCGCGCTGCTACTTTAGCTGCTATCGAAACTGGCGTTGGCGTATCACGCGCATCGGCTTCCACAATGTATAATTTCTTTAAATCCGAAATTGAGAAGGATAAAGTTATCACCCTCGGGCGTGATCCAAAGAAAGCCAAAACACCATCCACTGGCGTGCGTGGTCGTCCAGCTGGCAGCACCAACAAAGCTAAGGCAGAAGTAACTGTCGCAGAACCTGTCGCAGAACCTGTCGCAGATGCCGTTGCTGCTGTTTAAATCTGAATCACTACAACTAATAGTCCGTACGGTGTAAATACTGTATGGACTATTCTCGCATTTATAATCAATTGATCGAACGTGGTCAGCTACGACAACAAGGTAAACTCAAAAAAGATTTAGTTGTCGAAATTGGTTATGTGGAGCAACATCATATAATTCCGAGGACGTTAGGTGGCACTAACGATAGTGATAATCTTGTGTATCTTACTCCTGAAGAACATTATTTAGCACACGGGTTATTATGCAAAATTCATCCTAAAAATATATTGTTATTTTGTGCCATAATGTATTTGTCAGGAAAAGGTAAAAATCGAAATAATAAATTATACGGATGGGCGCGAAGAAGGTATTCTGATTTGCGTTCATCACTTCCATCGCCATTAAAAGGCACTAAACGGAGTATGCCGGCGTGGAATAAAGGTATAGCTTCAACAGACGAAACTTGTGCAAAACAATCTGCACTTAAAAAGAAAAGGGTATCGATTGATAACATAATTTATGAATCTCTAAAGGACGCTGCAAAAGCTGTCGGATTCGATAATTATAATAGGGTAACCACTCGGTGCAACTCGAAATTATATCCTACCTGGTTCTTTATAGATATAACAAATAAAAGAAAAAAGGTTATTAGGAAGAAAAAAGGAAAGATGTCTAAAGAGATTAAAGACAAGATGAGGCAGTCGAAAGCCGAAATTGCAATTACACCCTGGAATAAAGGTGTAACATATGAGACAAAAATAGTTTATCGAAAAGAAGAATGTCCGCATTGTCTTAAGATGATTGGAATAAACCGTATAAAAGATCATATTAATAAAATTCATCTAAAATCATAACCGATTGACCATAATCTCCTATGCTGTTATAATAAGCACATAGGAGATTTTTATGAAAACATTAAGGAAAAAATACCGTGTCTCAGTTTCAGACGAATTAAAGGATGAATTTATTGATTTAATGAACTCATTCGTAGTTTTTAATCCTCGAACTGGTAAAAATCGGGCACATACAATCGACGGATGGCGTCAAACAGCTTTTGCGAATACCTTCCGAATCAATCTTGCCGATGACGAATTAATAATTGCAAAACTAACTAAGCCGCACTTTTTCAAACCAATGACCGATGCTGGTAGAGAACTGTCTAAACTCTACCTATAGGAGAATAGTAATGGCAAAATATACATTCAAACAATTAGCAGATATGAATATCTTCGATGCTGCCGAAATTGCAGAAAAAATGTCGGATGACGAACGGAACGAGGTATTGGCCTCTATCACTGATTCAGAAAAGGCATCAATCAGTCAAGGTATCCAGCGTGGTGATTTAAGGGAAGCCATTAAAAGGACACCCGAATGAATTTAAATGAGATTGTAATTCTCAGCGACTGCGGAGATGTGTTGGGATATCTGAAAAATAAAATCAGATACTTGCAAGGCAGAAACATTGATTCTAATGAAGTTGAATTAATTCTTAAAGAATTAGAAGTTAATGGATTACAAATTACATTATGCATGTATAGAGACAGAAACATAGCTATTTTGATCTCTAGGCTTAAAACTTTACTCACTTGACTCGCAGACTCCTATACTGTTATAATAAGCACATAGGAGATTTTTATGGCTAAGTTAAAGATACCAACACAGTTATATATCACAACCAAGCAAGTGACGGTTGACCAAAAACTAGGCTTTTTAAATGCTTATGAACCAGGCAAAGCTGCTTTCGAAAAGAAAAAAGACACGCAAATAGCGTGGGCATATTTCCAAAACTTATTGGATCCTAAACTGGAAACACACAATAACGGTGATGTTTATCTTGTTGGACTCGAGTGGGAGTGGGACGCAGGCGGTAGGCAGCATGTTAAAAAGGCGTCGCACACATTACTCAAAGATCCGCCTGCAATATGGGATAACACACCTATGGACGGCTTTAAAGTTCAGGGATCTGTTACTCGTTGGTCGACATCCAATAAGGTATGGCGTATAATGGATCCACGCGGGTTAGAATTTGAGATTACAACTGCATGTATGGAACAAATTATCAACGATGCAACTATCCTCAAGGGCGGGTTGATTGATGCTAAGTGCGCGTGGCAATCAAATAAGAAACTAATAGTAGTTCAATAGGACATTTTATGGCTATGTTAAAATTCAAAGTTATGACTGTATCATCTTCCGAGCAACGGAAGAACAATACGCTCGAAGCGTATATTGTAACTGATCGCGGCGAAAATTATAAAGACACGCAACATTGGCCGGAGGCTGCAAGGTTCACTATATCACTGCGACACGATCAGCAAATACAAGAGAAACGAGCGCATGAGTATTGTGCATACTTAAATAAATGCGTTATTTTTGCGCCGGGCATCGGTACTGTATGATAGCATATAAACTATTTAGGTTAAGGAAGGATGGATCGCTTGGCCCACTGTTTATCAATTGTAGACAGAAGCTGTATGTCGGTGAAGTTTACGATGCAGAATCTCATCCTACCAAAGGTTATACAGTAAGACTCGGTTGGCATTGCTGCCATTCGCAATCAGCACCACACTTATCAGAAAAAGGTAGAGTATGGTGTAAGGTTAAGATCTTCGATTATGTATCACATGTTCGCCCACTCAGTCAGGGCGGTGTTTGGTTTACAGCCAATAAAATGAAAATTATAGAAATTATATGTCCATCCAATACTTAATTAAAACCAAGCTTTACTCCTTAACAAAAGTTGATAATCCAAAAACTGGAAGAAGACACTATGTTATAAGCATCCCGGCGGATTATCATCCGATGTTAGCGGATGCTACAAAATTACATAAACATTTCGATCCAACAAAATGTCGAACATTAGGCGGTCGTGGACGATGGAAATTTAAAACAAAAGAAGAAGCAAAGGAACTATTATCTCTTGCTATTTTAAAGGGATTGCTCTAATAAGGCAGCCTTCTTTGCTAATTCTGTAATTTGACGACTGGCGCGCATCTTATTTTTCGATTCTTCTGATACAGGCCCGCGTAGTAAAGCTCCGAGTCGTTTTTTCTCACGTGTTTCGGCGGAATCAGGTGGTCGTGGCCACGATGCTGCAATTTTATCTTTTGTTTCTTCGGAATGTTGTTTACCGGTTCGGGCAACACGCATCTTTTCTTTAGTTTCGTCGCCGAGTGGCCGACCCTTTAGTGTATCAGAAATTTTCTGTTTAGTCTCGTCCGTGATGATACGACGAGATCTTGCTATACTTAATTTTTGTTTAGTTTCGGGGGAACGATTCTTACTTTTTTCTCCTATCTTTGCACGGTGTTCAAGTGTAAAGACTGCACCGGCGGCACCTTCGCCTCCGTCTGTTCTATTTCGAAGAATTCCGGTCTTAATATCTTTTCTTCCATACCATTTAATCATCCTGCGTTCGATAGCAAAAGCACCGAGTTCGCTCAGGTTAGTTTCGAGAAAAACAATTCGATTCGGATCGGCAGGAATAGCAATAGAATGTTTTCCATGTATTCGATCGTCCTTCCCTTTTCCGATATAATATGGTGTGTTATCTGATTTGCGTAGATACGCATAGACGTAATATAAATACATTGCTGACATTCCTTATAAATGATAGAGTAGTTGGAGACGCCAATCTCGCGAACTACACTTATTTATCTTATCCTGTTGACATCTTTTTATTTTCCTTATATAATATGTATATATTAAATAACTGGAGTCGAACATGGATCCTAAAAAATTACAATCATCTACTTATACAATTAAGTGGTCACAGCCTTATTCGGAGTGGGCGAGTAATTACGAAGTATTGGAAAGATCTGTTGCGTCAGATAACTACCCAGATGCGCGTGAAGCACTTAGCAAATTTACCTTAAACGGATTGTAAGATGGAAATTATTGCAGATATGAATTCAGACTGTAAATTGGTAAAAGTTTCACAAACCGAACTTGCTCAATTACATGGCTACAACAATTCGTATAGTGCGGGGTGGGATAAGTCAACAATGAAAGTTGGTGTGACTATTGACATAGTAAAGTTTTCGAGAATTAGTAAATATGTCAAAGAATTAAATACTGTGGCGCTTGCCGATATTGCTAAACGGTTGGAGCAGGCTTCTGCTAATGTACAGGAAGCAATTGCTCTTGCAAGTGAAATTGATTGCTTTGATAAGTTAAAGGGATCAGAATGAAAAAGGTTATTGTAAATAACGGCCGCGATGATGTTAAATTTGACATTGCAAAGATCGAAGCCAAATATAATGCAAAGTTTGTTGGGCAACTATGCCTTAAAGTGCGTGGTGGTGGATGGCACAGCGATGATTGTGGCGATATCTATTATCAAGAGAATCCTCCACACGGGTATTCGAAATATCTTGCAATGATTATCCAGGGAGGTAGCGCATACATTACAAGTGGCGCAAGTGCTGTGGAAGGTGTTATCACCGGTATTGTTGCAGACGACGGAGAGATCATCTATTCGCGCTATAGACATGATAACCGCATGTCAACAGACGGGTCAACAATGATTGATGGTGGCCGCGACTATGTAAAATGTAATATGGGCAGTAAGACTGTCCAACTGAAAATTGTTGATGGAGAGTTTTACGAGCTCGAAGACGAAGACTTTGTTGTTATGAAATTGAGTAGCGATAATGATCTGCCCAATGTGTGATGCACTGATTAAAAGTGCCAGGGCGAAACTATCACAAGCCGAACAGGAAGCGTTAGGTCTGAAATAATGCCGAACAAGAAACTAACAACAAAACCGCAGTGGTGGAGACATCTCAGGGATTGGAAGCGTGTATTTTGGAAAACAGAACGACAGGCCGAACGAAAAGATACGGAGAAAAGACGAGATGAATAAGACAGCATACAAGATTTTTTGGATGGCAGGTGATGTAACCTGTTCAGCTCATCGCGATGAATTGGCGGATGCGTTAAAGGCTTGCGAAGATCTTAGAACTGCCAAACGCAATGGCCAGCCGATCTCATTTATAACTATGTGCTGTGAAAACATAGACCAAGTAGGCGAAATGGGCTGCGATGCGGTAGAAGGCAAGAAATTACCAAACGGTGAAGACTACACTTGGAGCAAGGCGCATAGAGCTGGTGCTACAAGAGGGGTTCCATATTCCATCATTGATAACAAAAGTAACGGAGAATAAAATGTCACGAGCACTGGCGGCATTAGGCATTAATATTTTAATATTTTTTGTAGCAATAGCATTTGTGAGTAAACATCAATCCCGTAGTGTTTGTGAAGAATATCATACTGTTACAAAAATATCGGAACTACGATATCGAGATGCTGTAATTGAGTTAGATAATTCTACAACATTAGTTGTCAGCCAAGCCTCACTGAAGATCGGTGATGGCGTTTGCACAAGGTACCGAAAATGAATACGGGCTCGCAAATCTATTCGCCGTGGTTACATAATGTAATTAGCAATAACATCGAAAAGCGTGAACCGGACGAAATTATAATTGTGCATCACTTTACGGATCGCAAGGGCACTGCACAATATGAAATAGAACGCAGGAGTAAAATATGCGGCATAACATTCGAAAGGATATTTAAGTGAATAACAAAATTAAAGAGCTTGCAGTACAAGCGGGTATATCCTTTATTCCTTATATGGACAGTGAGGGAGAACATCCTGATGCAGTTCATTCTCATCATCTGGAACAATTTGCGAAGCTGGTTGTCAAGGAATGTGTTAGAATTATAGAAGAAAATGACAAATTATGCGCAGATGAATGGGATTATGCAGAACAAAATTTTGTTGCCACTATCCTGACACAATTTGGAATAGAAGAATGAACTCACATCACATATGGTGCAACTCGGCCCAGACAGACGACCCCGTAGATTGCAAACAGTGTATTCGGCTAAGGGAATTGTATCCTGAAGATAAATCAGCAGATGAATTATTGGCAGAACATTTTCCCGATGCGATTCGGATACCAAATGTTCAAACACAAATATCGAACTCAGATATTTAAATCAGATTCAGAATTCTAGATAAGAATCCTATGGCAGACTATCGATCACCGAATGATTATGATACAGATAATGCCGAATTCTTATGTGGTTATATTGGCAAATCTTTCCCTCACGTAAAACGAGAAGACTATCATCAAGTCTATAAAGTTTTTCTATGGGAGAGCCATCATGAAGAATTTTATGCAGCACTTGATTCGGTAAACCCGGGTGTCGACAAAGTTCAGCTGCGTCTACCGTTTGGCGAATACGATATTATTTTCTGTGTGTTATCAGCTGAAGAAATAATACTGATGAAACTTAAAACTAATATAAAATTAATATTAGTGAACTGCCCGGAGTATAGTAATATAACGGGCGAACTAAAACTAACACGGGCGATGGTGTAAGAATGAAGTATAGAATTATCGCAAGTGTAACAAACAATCTATTTTATAATTTAAGGAAATATATTATAGATCAGAATTATGCAATTGCTAGCCAAGGATGGGCAAATAATTTTCCTATTCGATTTATTGATGTTGATTGCACATCCGAAGAAGCATGTCTTATTGGATTAAAATTTAATGTAACCTTCGCACAAGTATCCGACAAGGTGTGGAACATCGGCAGATGATATGATGTGGATCGATGGTAGCGATACTAATTTCTACCAATCTATCGGTCGAGGCATTCGACAACCGAAAACCATGCTAACGATTATCGATTATATTGACATCGTTTCATCATAGAGTTTCACCATAGGCTTTCAACACAGGCTTTCAACATAGAGTTTCGCCAAGCTAGGCTAAATTTTATTTGGGTCGGTTGGGCAATATCTCGCGATCCGCTCGCTGCTCGGATCACTCGTCACGAGGTGCAAAAATAAATGTAATTAAATGTTGACATGGGTTCTAGGCCATGCTATAGTTATGACATATTAAATAACAGGAGCACAAAATGACAACCAAACAAAAACATCACCAAATCTTTGCGCAACAGAGCATAGTGAAACAACAAGCGTGGAATGTTGTAAATAGACACAACAATGTGATTGATACTGTATGGTTTAATGCAGGGTTGGATGCACAATATGTTCGTGATGCACTTGTTGGTCACGACGGGTATGATATGGATATTACAGTTGAAATGAATTTATCATGAAAATTTATACAGCACTTCCTATCGGTCGAGTCGAGTGTCCGAAATGCAACGGCACAGGTAAACAATTGGCTACCGAAGAACAAAAGAAATATAAAAGTGTTGTCGCTGGATATGATTTCAGTGACGATACGGTAGGCTGTAGAAATTGTGGAGCGGGCGGCATGTTTTCCCGAGCACAGGGCCATGTAGCTGCTAAAGCCGATGGCACCGGATGCACCCACACATATACAGCACAAACCGTTGGCAACTGCCTTACAAAATACACTTGCAGTCAATGTGGCGACAACTATACAATTGACTCAGGGGATTAAATAATACTTGACAGTAGGATGTAATTGCTGCATAATACATACATCGCAAACAAATGTAGGAGTCGGAAATGAATACGAACTGGCCTAAAGTAGTTAAAGAGTTTCGCACAATCATGTTGTCGCATGTTAAAATTTACAACAATGGTAAATTGGATGATAAGGCGATGCGTGACCTCAAGTTTGATATGGATGTAACTGACAACTACCACCCATGGAACAGTGATGGTGAACTTTCGCGCTCGTTAGATAGAATGCCCGAGCACTGCAACTACCGCTCAGTCGACTCATACTGGAACTGGAAGAACGGAAAGTCTTACATTGAAGACGCCTTATATAATGTGTTAAACGAAATGCAGGATATCATCCAAGACACATTGACGAATGAGTGGAACTTTGAACCTGGATATAAAATGCCGGAGCAAATTATATTTCCTACCGATTGGTCAACTATTTCGACTAAGTCTGTTGGTCGTATTATACGGGCAGCAAAATCCTGATAGGTTGACAAGATTCCTACCTTACAGTATAATTACTACATACAAACACACAGGAGCACAAAATGAGCTGGGAAACATTGCAAGCATATCAAACGAAAGAAATATGCGCTGACATGCATTTTTTGTTAGTGAAAGCTGGTGCCTTTTTACTGACTCCGAGAGAAACGCTACTTGTCGCTTTCGTCCCCAAACACCGATATATCTGCCATGCCATCGAGTATGCTGCCAAATATCACGGCATGAATCTTTCATACGGGCGTGAACGACTACTTAGCACCATAAGTGAGCGACTGCAAGGCCACGCAACACTGGAATTTTGGCTTAATCGTAACGGTGTATCTGTATCTGACCAAACACCTGCACTCATGCAAGACTATCGACATCGTTGGCTACAAGAACTAATTAAAGAATTTAGTGCTTGACAAGATTCCTACCTTGCAGTATAATTACTACATACAAACACAACAGGGGAACAAAATGATTATCCAAGACGCAGAATTGATTGCAAAGCTCGGGCAACAAGTTATTGATTTGCTCGCTGTCAAACGCAACAAAGGTAGCTATCGTGTTGATACAACAAGCGGTTCAAAGACAGATGAAGGTGTCGGTCGTTGCATCTTGCGTATTATCAATGAAATCAATAATCCGCCTGTCGAGGAACAATCGTGAAACTACTTCCGGAACATCGCACTCACATTAAGTCCAACATCGACGAAGTGCTTGCAAAATATCCAAGCATTGCTGCCGAATATGAGGCTGGTCGGTTTAATAAAGCTGACAAGGTGAAAGATTTACAGAAGCGATTCTGTTTTGACTTACTATATGGGACAGGATTATCGTCCTGGTTGTGCCACAATGTGTATTCATATGCTAATGATACACACATCTATTCCTTCCTTAAGACAATTTGTCCGAAGGTTACAAAACAATATTAGAGAATGAAATGAGCTTTATCAAAACCAAACATCATGTAAATGAATACAGTCGCCAAGGTTCGGTCCATATCGATTATAGCAAGCTTGTTAAGATATTCGGCGAGCCGAGCTGCACATACGAATCTGGTAAGGTACGGGCAGCATGGTTCCTTACATTCGAGATGGGTATCCTTGCATCAATCTATGATTGGAGCGACAATAATCCGCTCGAAGACACTACAGCATGGAGCATTGGCGGCATCGATGGTCGAGCTGTATCGAGTGTGATTGGAGCAATTGCTGCTTATGATGTAGGATTTACAGGAATATATGAAGATAAGCTGCTTATAGAAGCCATCCAGTCGCCATCAGCAGTGCAAATTGCAATCAACGAGATGCTTGCTGTTACTGCTAAGGCTATGCTCAAACCAACCGTAAAACAAATCAAACAGATGGCCGAACTAGCCCATTGTTTCGTAACAGCTGACGGTTTGCAATTGAAAATTAGCTCTTGTGGCGACGATATGTTTTATGCTGAAAACTTAGACCGATATACTGACTACGAAATTGAATACGATTCGGTAACATTTGAAGGTGGGGAATGTTTCATGCAACTTGTTAAAATGGAAGTTCCGACACTATGACAACTGCTTGGTCACACTTACCGAATGCGATACACATCGACCGTGTATTAGCATCGGTACGGGCAGACCCTATGGCATGGAGTATGGTTCGGAAACTCGATTTTAATATGGTGGATAGTTATTGTTACACTGCGGTGGATCAAATCAATTTACATGTAGAATGGCGGACAGTATGGGACACGAATTCAAACTACTTATCCGGCCTCGGTCTAGACTGGAACGATATGACTAATGCACGGTGGTCGTCGTGGATGGCATTAGCAGTGCTTATCAAGGGCGACGACTGTGTTTACATGCTCGAGTCGGAGCCGGGCGAGCTTGCCATACTTGCTGCATTCGGTAACCCGAGAGCTATTCTATTATTACCAGCTTGCATAGTTTTTCATTCTATCAAAACAATTGCTTGACACTACATCCTATCTGTCATATAATTACTACACACAAACAAACAGGAGTTGGAAATGACTAATTTAATCCGCGTAATGACTAAGGCACATAAACACCTTGGTGCCGATTATCCAGCAAAGGCAACTGAACACCAAGTTCGTTGCACTGGCGTATCCAAAACTGGATACAACAGCATCACTATATTTCGCGATGACCGCCACGGAGTAAATCCTCCGATGGAAGGCAGCACTTTTATGGTAGGTGACATTTGCGAAGAAGATTCATACAACCTTTCATATCACGGTACCATCCTTAAGATTACGGATAAGACTGTTACCATCAAACCAAAATTAAGCAACAAGCTCAAACGGATGGCACTGCATGAATTTTGCTGGAGAAACTTTAACTTCAATCTATCTAAGTCGATTGCAGAAAATGTCGAAACGAGTTACAGCATTTAA